TATGATGATGCAGTCATCCAATATTCAAATTGTCCGTCTGTGTCTAATGGTTTTCCGTAAGTTGCTATAAGATCTTGCTCGTTCTCTATCAATATCGGTACATCAATGGGGCCTTTTTCAAATGGGCCAGCAATCGCTCCGACCTGTTCTTGTGCTCCAGATATATTACCGATAGTCAAGTCAACTTCTCTTACCTTGACTCCAGGAGATACTAAGTTAAGCGACATGTCTTTCCCTCTTTATAAAAGATTCAATTTTACTAAAAGTATTTATTATTTGCTACTTTTACATTGGGGAAACAATGCATGAACATTACCAGTCTGGATATGACCATTCAGTTGATACCTTACTTTTCTTTCGATTTTTTAAAATTCTTTTGACTGTGCATATCTTACATTCATAAGAATACCCAGATGGAAAGTTTCTTTTGTTTTTACGAATTAGATAAAACTCATTTACTAAATCTTTTGTTTCTCCACAAACTCTACATTTTCTTTCCTGAAAGAGTAAATGTTCAAGAGTAAAACCAAACTCTTCGTTCTTATCCATCAAAGTATAAAGATTGTTTGTGATCCGTCTTTGTTATCTATGATAGTTATTTTCTTTTTTGGAAATGATTTTGATAGTAATCTTTTCAATTTAGCATGCTTAAATGGATTCTTCATTACCGATACTCCCACATATAAGAACGATCTCCATACTCATCAACGTGCCAAGTATCTCCCTCATTATCTACAAAACTACCGTCATCCAACCCATCAGATATAAAACCAAAAGGTGCCATATCTTGTTCAATTTGATTTTTTTGTTCTTCATATAATCTTTTTCTTACGTCTTGATCTGTAAGTTCTTTAAAATAATCTTGTGCAACTAACCATGCGTATATTACAAGGCACATTGCTAAATCATCATTACATCCTTCTTCAGCCTCAAATGAATTACTTTTTGATATAAATGTGGTGAGTTCAGATATTATATTGTAATCTTTAAATAAAAGTTTATTTTCCTCTATCATAGTCTTGAGGTTTAATGCACCAACCTTTTTGACCGTCTTTGACATTTTAACTCCAAGTTGAGTTTTCTTTCCACTAAATCCCTGTCCTACAATTTGACCAGCACGACCTCTCATGGAGCACATTAGTAAATTTTCATATTCTAAATCAAAATTTAATATTGATGCTATTTGGTCTCCGATATCATTTACTTCACATAGGATAAAAGATTGATTATAATTTGTTGCTACTTCATATATGATATTTGGAAATAACATTGGTTTGATTTCGTTGTTTCGATATTTAGCCACAACTTTATGTGGAAACTCAGTAATATCGGTCAAAACAAATGCAGAATAATCTTCACCAACTCCTCGTGCAACATCAACCGTCATTAAGTAATCATGGTCTTTTTCTGGAGGGATGTAAATATCCAATCCTGCATTTTGTTGTATTGGATTTTCATACACTAAAGATTTAAGTTTACTTGGTGCAATTAAAGTATCAATAGATCCTAAGAACTCACACTCAAACTCAATTTTAAATTGCTGTTCTGATGTGTTTGCTATCGTTTGTTTTTTCCACTTTGCATTTCTACCTGGTACTTCAGACCAGTGAACATCAGTCGGTGTATATTCATTTTTTCCTCTTTCTGCATCATGCCACAATCGGTAGAAATGATTCATACCATGTGGAGTAGAAACTATGATGACTTTGGTTTTTTTACCAGAAGTGATAGTAGGATATACAGAGGCAAAGAACGAGTCAGCAATATGATTAGGAACAAAGGCAAATTCATCCAGAAAAAGAATGTTGAAAGACATACCTCTAACTGCAGATGCAGAGGTAGATGCTGCCAGTATTTTTGATCCATTTTCTAACTCCAGTGATCCACGGTTCCATACCAACACACCCTGTTGCATCCACTTTGGAAGATTCTCATATGCAGTCTGCAATCTTCCTAACAATTCTCTTGCAGTTGCAGCTTTGTTTGCTAGTATACCAATATTTACACTATCATTAAAAACAGCATAATGAAGCAAATATGAAACCACAGTCGTTGATTTACCAGTCTGACGAGGCATCTTACATATATTAAAACGATTCTTATGAAATCTTTTAATTAATTTTTCTTGAAACTTATATGGTTTGAACGGAACTAATCCCTCATCAAGAGATACGATCTTTACATATTTCTGTGCAAAGTATACGGGATTGTTTTTGCACTTTAAAAACTCTTCAATCTGCTCTGCAGAAAATTGAATTTGTGTATTTGCTTTTTTTAGATTAGGATTACCAAGATAAATTTCACTCATGACAACTTACGTTTCTTGTCCAGCAAACAACATCGGTTTTGTTGGATCTACCATTGATGGATTGAAGTACATTACAATTGCTGTTGGATATACCTTTTGAATTTCTACTGTCATTTCTGCTTTTGTTGGTCTTTTAAATGAAGGTATGAACATCTGAGTTGTAATCAATTTACCTTTCCAACTAAGAACTATTGTGTATGTTTTACCTCTTTCTTGAACACGAAGATAAGATTCATAAGTAAATGTCTTACCCTTAATTTGAGTTTCTGCCTCTGGATTTCTACCTTGAGGTTTCATCTTACCAATAGGTATATTTCTTTTTGGTAATCCACCCTTACGAGTTCTTTTTAGTGTAGCACCTCCACCACCTTTTGTTTGTGTGATGACTGCATCCTGATCATATTTTTTACCAAGTGCTTTGACTGCTTTTTTAAACTTTCTCTTACCCATCTTTCCAGAAGTTACAACGTGACTTCTTTCCTTTACTTTCTTTTCTTGTCCAGTTTTTTCATCTTTTTCTAGATATTTTCCAGTTACTTTTGTTGCACCCTTTCCAAACTTACCACGAATGTCTTTATCTAACTGCTTTGCTCTTGCACGATTTTCTTTTGCAGATTTATCACCACGACTTCCAGAAAGAATAGCCATACCACCTTTATCTGACTTACTCTTCAGTCTTGTTAAACTACTTTCTTGTAAAAATTCTTTAAATGATTTCATTCTTCTTCCTTTTCCACATTATTATTTAGAACTCCCTTCTTCAATAACTTTGAAAGTTCGGAAGTAGAACCAACAAACAATGCATTATTAACTGTTTTTGGTGAATCTTTTTCTTCTTTATTCAACTCTTTCATTTTTGATTGTAAATCAATCAACTTATCAGTTGTATCTCCAACACTTTTAATTAATTGTCCTGCAACTTCGTATGCTCTCGGATGGTCACTACCCTGTGCTACTTCAAGAATACCATTAAGTGCTTCTTGTCCTTTTTCAATTAAAGAATATAAGTTACCTCTTGAGTATTCATAATCAAGAGTTGGATCATCTTTTTTATTTACTTCTTCAATTTGATTATTTTTTGAATCATCAACTGCTTCTATATCCAAAAACTCATCTATTTCATCGAACTTACTCATACATCAACTCCTTTTGTAGGACTATATGTTCTAAAGTCTGGTAAATCAAACCTTTGTTCACTAAATCCAAAGTCATCACCAACTTCAACAAGTGCATCATCTTGAGCATTAACTGCGTCAATTACATCACCGTTTATATGAGTATCTATAGTTGTTCCATCTTCACCACGTTTTACTGTAATATTATTACCGTCAATTTCTTTGATAAACATAAGTTCATCACCGATAGCAATGTAAGTATCTACAACTAAACTTGATGTATCTTGAACTAAGAATTTCTTCTGTGTTCTTGTTATATCTTCTGCAAGTGTTGTTACTGCATCATCATTATAATCCTTGAGTGCCCTTGGTGTTGCAACATATCTCTTAGATCTTGATGCAGTTTTAGTATTAGCACTTGTATGATAATCAACCTGAACTTTCTTAATAAGACCTGAACCAGAATCTGATACTGGGCCAAACAAGTAAGTTTTTGCTGTAAATCCTAATGTGTGTGTTATAACTCTTTTCTGCTCAAAACCACTATCATAATTATCATCAAAGGTAACACTGTCTAGTACCATTGGTATATCTCTTTTTTCGCCAATTGCTTTAACTAAATCTACAGTTAAATTAAATGATGGTTGGAAGTATGGTAATATTTGTTCAATAATTTGAAGTGAATCCTCATTATATTGAGTCATTGCATATAACTTAAAACTTAAATTATATGGAACTGGCATGAATACTTTTCTTGCACTCTTTGAACCATCTTTTGTAAATGCTTTAAAAGTTTGCATTGTAGAGACTTTTCTTGCTGGATCATATGATATCCCATCCATTTCAAATGCTAAACGAGGTAAAGTTATTGCGACTCTCTTTCTCAAATCTGGTTTCTGTTCTAATCTTGCCAAGAACTTTTCTGTTGGGCCATAAGCAATTGGAACTCTTACAGTTGAAAATGCTCCACCTGCAGCAGTCTGATGTTTAATATCGATTTCATTAAAAAGAGTACCAAAGGCTATAATAGTCCTTCTGATTATTTCATGGTAATAATAGGTTCCTAACATATCTTAAACAGGACTTATCCAAACTATTTAGAAATCACCGAACGGATCCTTCTCCTC